TGGAGCACAAGGCGGTACCCCTACCCCTACGGTAGTGCGTCCCTCCGTCAGTCAGCGGGCCTCCAGCCAACGTGCTGCTCGTCGTGGTCCTGGTGGTCTTCGTATTCCTACTGCTAGTGCCCCATCTCCTGCTGCCTCTGGTGGTGGTAGTATGGGTGGTGGCAGTGTCAACCTTAACATTGGTAAGTAAACATGGAGAATCAGTCTGCCGCTGATCGCTACGCTAAGTTGGCCAGTGACAGGACGATCTTCCTTGATACTGCCAGGGACTGTGCGGCATTAAGTCTTCCCTATCTGCTTACACCTACGGGTGTGGTCAATGGTCAGAAGCTGCCCACGCCTTGGCAGTCCATCGGCGCCAAAGGCGTTAACGTCATGGCATCGAAGCTGATGCTTAGTTTGTTCCCTGTGAACACAACTTTCTTTAAGCTTCAAATCAATGACGGGAAGCTGGCCTCGGATCCAAATCTCGATGCTACGATCAAATCAGAGATCGACCTCAGCCTTTCCAAGATGGAACGGGTTGTTATGCAAAACGTTGCCGAATCACAGGATCGCGTGATCCTTCACCAGGCAATGAAGCACTTGATTGTAACCGGAAATGCTCTGGTATACATGGGTTCGAAAGGTGTGAAGCTTTACCCTCTTGACCGTTTTGTGGTCGTCCGTGATGGAGAGGGTCAGCCCACAGAGATCGTTACTGTTGAATCAATTGACCGACAGTTCCTTCCAGAACAATTCAGAAAGGACAATTCAAAACGCACCAATCATGTTGGTGATAACACTCCTACTCCTGACGTTGATGTCACCGTAGGGGAAGACGAAGCTGCCGTCTATACCTGGGCCAAGCTTCGTGATGGACAATGGCGATGGAGACAAGAGGTTGATGGTGACATTATTCCTGAGTCTGAAGGGAAGTCACCAAAGAATACTACCCCTTGGCTTCCATTACGCTTTAATGTTTGTGATGGTGAAGACTATGGTAGAGGTCGTATTGAAGAGTATCTCGGAGACCTTAAGTCTCTTGAAGGACTTATGCAAGCCATGGTGGAAGGTTCCGCTGCTGCTGCTAAGGTGGTCTTTCTGGTATCTCCTTCTGCTACCATTAAGCCTGCTACTCTGGCAAAGGCCGGCAATGGGGCCATCATTCAGGGACGTGCTGAAGACGTTACTGCCGTTCAGGTGTCCAAGCAGGCCGACTTCTCCACCGCCTACCAGATGATCACCCAGCTGGTTCAACGCCTGTCTGACGCCTTCCTGGTGCTGTCTGTGCGTCAATCCGAAAGGACCACCGCAGAGGAGATCAGGGCCACCCAGCAGGAACTTAACGAGCAGCTTGGTGGAATCTATGGTAACCTGACAACGGAGCTGGTTCGCCCCTACCTCCAACGAAAGCTCTTCACCCTTCAACGGTCTGGAGATCTTCCTAAGCTTCCAAAGGGTATTGTCTTCCCCACCATCATCGCTGGTCTTGAGGGTATTGGTCGTGGTCAGGATCGTGAATCTCTCATCATGTTCCTACAGACCGTTGGTCAAGCCCTTGGTCCAGAGATGTTGATGAAGTTCATTCACCCTGATGAAGCGATTAAACGCCTCGCAGCGTCTCAAGGCATCGACACCCTTAAGCTCATTAAGACTACTGAAGAGCAGAATGGTGAGATGCAGAAGGCACAAGCACAGGCAATGCAAGGCACCTTGATGCAACAAGCAGGCAGCCTAGCCAAGGCTCCTATGATGGATCCATCCAAGAACCCCGAAGCCCTCGACGCATTACGTAATGTCTCTCAAAACATCCAATCAGGACAACCTCCAGCCATCCCAACCATCCCTTCCGCAGGATGAACGTGAGGCCATCCAAGAGCTAGTTACTGAGTTGAGTCCCCGTCGTAAGTCCGCAGGGAAGCCTCAAGTAAAGACCGATACGGCTCGTCCTCAAGGTCCTAGGATTGTTGTTCCTGGCCTTGGTAAAGTTACTCTTGTTATTCACTAAACCACCCAATGTCTGAAATCATATTCGACGGATCTGATCCTAACGATACCCAAGCCCGCGAGGCCGATGAAGCCCGCCTTGTACAGCTTGGAGATAAGCTTCAATCAGAACAAGAACAGGCCCAAGAAGAGACCTACGACCGTGCTCGTAAGGATTCAGAACAGGACCTGAACTATGCTGGGAAGTTTAAGTCAGCAGAAGATCTTGAGAAGGCCTACCTTGAACTTCAAAAGAAGCTAGGGCAAAAGGATCCTGATGATGCTACCGAAGAGGACTCTACTGAGGAGACCACCGAAGAAGCAACAGAAGAACAAGAGGTGACTGAGGAGACTCAGGCCATCCTTGATGCTTCCCAGGAGTACTTTTCCAACAACAACCAGCTCACACCTGAAACCGTTGAGCGGCTTAAGCAGCTGCCTTCCGAGAAGCTGGTAGAGGCATACCTGGAACTCCAGAAGAATGCCCCTCCTACTGTTGGACAACCCTTGTCTGATGTCGATGCTCAATCTATCGTTCAATCGGTAGGTGGTCAGGAATCGTATACCGAAACCTTGGCATGGGCAGCAGACAATCTTAAGCCTGAAGAAGTAGCGGCTTACGATAATGTGGTTAACTCTGGTAACAAGGATGCAATCTTCTTTGCTGTTCAAGCCTTGAACCAACGATACAAGGATGCTGTTGGATTTGAAGGTAAGACTGTTTCAGGTAAGTCGGTGAAGAATTCTGTTAAAGGATTCAAGTCACAGGCAGAGCTGGCACGAGCTATCTCAGATCCACGTTATCGTACTGATCCTGGTTATCGCTTGGACATCGAAGATAAACTAGAGGCATCAGGCAGTCTGCTTTGATGTTTGATTAGGGGCACCTCAGAGTCGGACCCCTTTTCTTTTGAGGATGGACAACCTCGTTAAAAACCTAGTCATGACTGGAGTATTGGCCAGCTGCGGCTGACACCCAATACAACGGACGTATTGTCTAACAACTGAATACTTCGAATCCGGATAAAACTCAAGTACTTGGAAACCTGATATAAACCCCTTTTCTTTTTAAACAAATGACTGCTACTGTAACTCAGCTTGGCCAAATTAATAAGGCCGGCGACAAGAAGGCTCTCTTTCTGAAGCTCTTCACCGGCGAGGTCTATGAGGCCTTCCGTAACGCTACGATCGCTAAAGATCTGGTGATGACCCGCACCCTTCGTGGTGGCAAGGAGGCTCAGTTCATTCACACTGGCCGTATCCAAAGTGGGTATCACACCCCCGGCACCGCCATCCTCGGAAGCGGCAACCCTGCTGCTGCTGAAACCACCATCGCCATGGATGACCTTCTGGTCGCCAGCGCCTTTGTTGGTAACCTGGATGAAGTGCTGTCTCAGTATGACATTCGTGGTCCTATTGCCCGTCAGATCGGTCAAAGCCTGGCTGAATTCTATGACCGTCGGATCTTCCGCGTTCTGGATCGTGCCTCTGGCCTGACCGCTGCTGTGACCGGCGAACCCGGTGGCTTCCGCATCAACCTTGGCTCAAGCAAGGAGTATGATGCTCAGGCCCTGGTCGATGGTTTCTTTGAAGCTGCTGCTCGTCTTGACGAAGTTGCTGCCCCTCAGGATGGTCGTGTGGCCGTGCTGTCCCCTCGTCAGTACTACGCTATCATCAGCCAAGTCGACACCAACATCCTCAACCGTGAGTATGGCAACAGCCAGGGCAACCTGAACAGTGGTGATGGTCTCTATGAGATCGCTGGTATCAAGATCAAGAAGTCCAACAACATCCCTTTCCTTGGGAAGTATGGTTCGGCTGCTGGTACCGCCATTGATGCTGCTGCTGTGACCGGTGAGAACAACACCTATGGTATCGCTACCGACTTCACCAACAGCTGCGGTTTGATCTTCCACCGTGACGCTGCTGGCGTTGTTGAGGCCATTGGTCCTTCGGTTCAGACGACTGGTGCTGACACCAAGGTGATCTATCAGGGCGACGTGATCGTGGGCCGTCTGGCCTATGGTTCCGCTCCTGTTCGGGTTTCCGTGGCTGGTGCCTTCCGTAACGTTTGAGGGTCACGCCTTAGACGTGGTTTAATAGTGGGACTGACTGTTAAAGGTTGGTCCCTTTTCTTTTAATAATGTTCCTGTCCGATCGATGACAACAAAACTCCAAGCTATCAACCAAATGTTGGCTGGTATCGGGCAGGCACCTGTGGTGTCTCTCGACATCGCAAACCCCGAGATTGCCCTGGCAGAAACAACACTTGATGCCGTCAACCGTGAGATTCAAGGAGAAGGGTGGCACTTCAATACTGAAGTCAACTATCCATTCACTCCTGATGTCAATGGTGAGATCTTGGTACCACCAACGGTACTTCAACTCTCCGACAACAAGTATTCCAATGTCCAGAAATACCAGACCGTATTGCGTAGTGGCAAACTCTACGACAAGGTAAATCATACCTATACCTTTCCAACAGGTAATCCAATTCGTTGTGATGTGGTATGGCTGTTTGATTTCGAAGATCTACCACAGGTCTTTAAGGACTACATCACCCAACGTTCTGCCCGTGTCTTTGCTGGTCGGGCTCTTGGTTCTCAGGAGATGGTAGCATTCAATGCTCAAGACGAAACCATCCTAAGGTCCAACTGCCTGGCCTATGATACCAACACTGCTGAATCCAATATCTTTGGACAGGAGAATGGTCAGAACTTCTACATTTCTTATACGCCCTTCCGAGCAATTGCACGATAATGGCTGCCGTATCTCAGAAAATCCCTAACCTCATTGGAGGGGTCTCGCAGCAGCCGGATGCCTTTAAGCTTCCTAATCAACTGCGGGAATGCATAAATTATTATCCTGATCCTACCTTTGGTCTTGCCAAGCGTCCTGGATTACGTGGCATTCTTAAGTTGGCTAATGCTGCTTCTGATGGTACGTGGTTTACAATCTTCAGGGACGAAGAAGAGAAGTATGCTGCTCAGTTCACCAAACAAGGTGTGTTGAGGATTTGGGATGCAAACAGTGGTATTCAACAGACGGTCAATACGCCTGCTGCTTCTGCCACTACGTATGCCACCCATACTGATTCTACTGATCTTGCTATCCTTCAGATCAATGACTATAACTTTGTTCTGAACCGAACCATTACGGTTACAGAGAATGTTGGTGATGTCAGTGCTGCCATTACTCCTTATGGTTTTGTGGTACTGAATAGTGTTGCCTATGACACTACCTACTCCATCATCATTGCTGGAACCACCTTTAGCTACAACTCACCTACCACTTCTGGTTCTTCTTTAAACTCATCTACCATTATCAATGCTCTGGTTGCTTCCATCAATGCTAACCCATTGTTTGTAGCCACAGGTATTGGTAATACCATTCACATCCGTAGGGCTAACAACGCAGACTTCTCTTTGGAAGCAAAGGGTGGTGTTGCTGGTAATGCCATTCAATCCTACAAGGGGACGGTCAGTACGGTTAGTGAATTGCCTCGTCAGTTCCTTAATAGTACGATCATTAAGATCCTTGCTTCAGAAGATTCTAATGGTGATGACTATTATGTGAAGTTTCGGACCAGTGATGGTGGTGCCAGTGGTACGGGTGTTTGGGAGGAGACTCTTGGTCCTGGTGTCATTGAAACCATTAATGAAGCCACGTTGCCTCATGCCATCATCAGAGAGGCCAATGGTACCTTCACCTTCCGTAAGCTTGATGAAGCCTCTGCCCTAGCAACACCAGCGACCTCAGCAGTGACAGGTGTGCCCTCAAGCATTACCATCCTCACCTCAGGCAATGGTCGTTATGCTGTTGGTCAGAGCTTCCCTGTGTATGGAGGGACTGGTCTCAACCTACGCCTTAAGGTCACGGCTACCCGTACTGATGTTGTCAATACAGACTACCCTTGGGTTCTTGGTAATGATGAGCTATTGGAACGTATTGTTTATACCAATGGCAGTCAGGTCTATAACTGGTATCGTGATGGTCAGATCTTTAGGACCACCAGCACGGATGCTAGCTTTGACATCTCTAACCTGACCTTCTCAAAGCTTGGTAGTTATAATGCTGTTGCTACTGGTGATCCATCTATTGTCATCAGAGAAGAAGCAGGCCTACGTATTACCACAACCACCACGGGTGTCATTGATGCTGTAACCATCAGCAGGGCTGGACGAGCCTATACCGCTCTTGATGTGGTATCCAATACTGAAGGTGATACCTTTCGTGTTAGCACGGTTGCTACGGTTACCCAAACAGTTGACACTACTGCTAGTCAGTTCTGGCAGCCAAGGGTGGTCGGTGATGCAGAGACCAATCCAATGCCTACCTTTGTTGGTGGTCAGATCCATGGTATCTCGTTCTTCAAGAACCGTTTGATCTTGATGTCGAATGAGAATGTCATTTGTTCACAAGCCGGTGACTACCTAAACTTCTTTGCAAGCACAGTCATCACCATTGTCAACAGTGATCCAATTGACCTTAGCTGTGGTTCCCTTAAACCAATTCAGCTGCGTCATGCGGTTCAGGTACCAAGGGGTCTAGCACTCTTTGCTGATAATGCTCAGTATCTTCTTGAAACCACAACCGAAGCCTTCTCTGCATCTACTGCTGAGATTAACCTTCTGAGTGCCTTTAGTCAGTCTCCTCGAATCTCTCCTGTTGATACTGGTGCTACCATTGTCTTCATTGAGCAGAGCGACACTGCTACGGGTGTGTTCGAGATGACACTGGGTGGGACAGGAGAGAAGCCTGTTGTTGTGGAACTAAGTAGGGGCATTCCTTCCTACCTGCCTTCTGATGTTCGTGATCTAAAGGCAACCAGTTCTGCTTCTAACTTTGCTATCCTTAGCAATCGGGAACCCAATGCGCTTTACTTCTTCCGGTTCTTCAATAACGGATCGGAACGGTTAATGCTGTGTTGGTTCAAGTGGACGATGCCAGGAGAGGTAGCCATGATTGAGTTTGATCATGATACCCTTTATGTTATCACCAAACACAACAGCAACAGTCACGTCATCAGCAAGGTCAATCTCCTTACGGATACCCCTGGTGGTGCCTTGTTCTTTGAAGATCGGTATGTAGATCTTAGGTTGGACTTGTTTGATTACAACCCCACCAAGGTCTATGATGCTGTTGCTGATGAGACCCACATCTGCTTTAAAGATGGCTTCCATGATCTTGATCTACAGCCAGTGCTGGTAACACTTGATCCATTAGAGCCAGGGGTCGTCTCGGAACTCACCACTGAGATTGATCTAGCTGCTCCAGTTGGTCAGCAGTACTTCGTAACAGTTGAGGGTAATCAGACCACCTCTAAGTTTGCTCTTGGGTACAAGTACGAAGCAACAGCTACCATGCCTGCCTTCTACTTCCAAATCGCAGAGGGCCGCAAGGATACAGTTAATGTCCCAATGATCAATCGCCTTTCAATTGACAGCTACAACTCCGGTCCCTTTGTGGTCGATGTTCGTGCTGATGGTCGTGCTGAGTTTTCATTGACATTACCACAGATCGTTGGTAACCTCTATCAAGCCAATACCATTCCTATGCTACGGAATGCTCAGAACAAGGTTCCTATCCTTGCTAAGGGCAATCAGGTAGAGGTAGACTTGGTTGCGGATACTCCTTTCCCCACCGCCTTGACCTCCATTACGTGGGAAGGAACCTATAACAACAAAGGCATTAACACTCGCTAATGGCTATTGCCACTCAGTTACTTCATACTGCAAGCCGCCTAGACGCTATCTGGGTGGCTGAAAACTTACAAGAAGATGATAGACAGGAACTCATTGGTCTTGGTCATATTGACCTGGAAAGGGCCGTTGTCCTGTCTGTTCTTTCTTCTGATAATCCAGTCACCTTCTGGAATCCAGATGGAATGATATGTGGGGTTGCGGGGGTATCCAGAACAGATGCCCAAAGCGGACAGATCTGGATGCTTACCACTCCTTATGTTCGCCCCTACCCAAAACTATTCTTTAAGGAGGCAAAGAAATGGCTTGCTCAACAAACAAGCTATGATCTCCTTTATAACATTGCAGATCCACGTAACCGAATGCACATGAAGCTCCTACATCTCTTGGGGTTTCGGCGTTTGTCTTATGTGCCTGTTGGTCCTAATCGTTTAACCTACGTCGAATTTGCTAAGTTAACACCATGTGCCTTGGAGTCGAAACCCTAGCCATTGTCACAGCGATTGGATCGGCAGCCTCCAGTGCTATCGGATCTATCGCTTCATATACGCAACAGCAACAAGAAGCCAACTATCAAAACTCCGTTGCTCAGCAACAATACCTCAATCAAACGGCTGCCTATCAACAGTCAGAACGTGCCTACCAAGAACAGATCCGCCTCAACAGTGAGGCAGCCAACCGTGCCTATACCTCTGAACAAGGCAAGCTAGCTGCTGAATTTAGAAAGGCCTCAGAGGAGGCTCAGAAGCTTTCAGTGGTGTCTCTACAACAACAAGGGCTAGTGCGAGCAAGTGGACGTACAGGCCAGTCCATGGGGCTCCTGATGGCCGATGCTGAGCGTTCCTATGGAAGGGACTATGCCATGCTTGGACAGAACCTTGCCTATGCCAATCAAGACTACTTTACTGGGACTGAAAGCATCTTTAATCAGGCACAGTCACAACAGAATGTTGCTGCGTCTCAACGTATGATAGCTCCTTCTGCTCCTATTCCTGTTGCAGGTCC